CGTATGGGAACTGGAAGAATGTACACCGCCGTTTCTGCCGGTGGCGTGACAAGGGGATCTGGGAAAAGATTCTGGAAGCTTTGGTGGATGATACAGATTTTGAGTGGCTGATGATCGATGCCAGCCATGTCAAAGTACATCCCGACGCTGCTGGCGCACGGGGCGGGAATCAGGCCATGGGCCGCACAAAAGGGGGCTCAACACCAAGATACATCTGGCCGTGGATGCGCATGGTATGCCGGTGCGATTCTTTATCACTTCTGGTACCACAGCGGATTGCAGACTTGCAGCACAGCTAATCAAGGGGTTCCAAGCGGAATATCTTCTGGCAGACCGGGGCTACGATACAGACGCAATCATTCTCAAGACTGTCGATGCGGGAATGACACCGGTCATTCCGCCAAGGAAGAACCGAAAACATCTGCGGGAATATGACGAATATCTTTACAAACTCCGCCATCTTGTTGAGAATGCTTTTCTGCTTCTTAAAAGGTGGCGCGGTATTGCTACGCGCTACGCAAAAAACGCTGCTTCTTTCGCTGCCGCTGTCCAAATTCGCTGTATTGCCATCTGGCTCCTTGTTTATTGACGATAGTATCTAGGGAGCATAGAGGAAAAAAGTCCTCTGCTGTTGTAGCAGCGAACATGTGGGAAAAGAAAGGCAAGATCAACTGTGACATTTCCTACAGCGCATATGAGAGAAGCAGCAACAGGAACCCCGATGGCATGATACGTAGTTTTTTAGGGAGACGGGCTTTTTCTCCAAAAGTGAATAGATCGGGAAAGCTGAAAGGGCAAAATCTTTTTTGGTTTGTTTGCAATATACTGAACCAGCAAAGCGCCGACATCGCGCCAGGCTTTCCCGTCTATTCCTATCCCCCACCATTTTTACAGCTTTTTTCTAAATCCATCTTTTCATTTAAGAAAAATTCCTGAAACCCCTCTTTACTTTTTTCCCATTCTGTGATATACTAAATTTAAATTGGTAGTAAGCGTCCTGCTAAGATGAAAAATGCTTTTTATCATAGTTTTATACGGGCGATTAGCTCAGTTGGGAGAGCGCAGCGTTCGCAACGCTGAGGTCGTGGGTTCGAATCCCATATCGTCCACCAAAAGAGAGCCAGGCGAACCCCGAGCTAACCATCACGATGGTTGGCGGGGTATTTGTCCTGGCTTGTCCATTAGAGTTTCTGATGGAAAGATAAGAGAAAAGCCGCTTGGGAAACCAGGTGGCTTTTCTCTTTGTAAAAAAACTTATCGGAAACCGATATTATCTAACAAAACGCTGAAATCCGTTACAATATATGGTAGACTCTACCATAAAGGAGACTGGTTATGATACGGATTTTACTGTCCACCCGGCTTGGTGAACTGAAGTGGACACAAGCGGACCTAGCGCGTAAGACAGGCATACGAGCCAACACAATCAGCGAGCTGTACCACGAGGTTGCGGCTCGTGTCAGCCTTGAGCAGCTGGACAAAATCTGCGAGGTGCTGGACTGCGACCTAACGGATCTGATTGTCCGTGTGCCCAATGAGTCGGGACCGAAGACACCTCCCGGCCATAGAAAATGAATATGCAGCAGGTCCTCTCCTCTGCCCCGAGCGGTAACGCTTGGGGCTTTTTATATGCCATGAAAATTTTTATAAGTCACCCTTGACTATACAAAATGACTATGGTATAATATGATTGTAGCAACAAAGAAATCGAGGTGAACATACTGGGAATCCGAAAGGGAACGAAACTGACCGACACACCCAAAAACAAAATGCTCCGCATCCGCATTGATGAAGAGATAACCAGAAAGCTCAATGCTGTGTGCGAAGCGCAAGGGAAGAGTATGTCGGAAATCGTTCGGGCAGGAATCGAAAGGCAATACGCCGAAATGAAAAAATGAGAGCAGCCCGTCACCCTGGAAAGTATCGGACTGCTCCAACAAACCACAACCGCGAGGCTCTGGCACAGCTATTATACCAGACCTCCGGGGAAAATTCAAGGAGGACAGGAAAATGGCTTATGAATCTATGAAAAAGCAAAACTTTGGGATTGAAATTGAACTGACCGGCATCACCCGCAGGAAGGCCGCCGATGTAATTGCCAAATACTTCGGCACCAACAGCCGCCACGCCGGCGGGGCCTACGACCCCTACACCGCCACCGACCGCAAGGGGCGCATCTGGAGGGCTATGACGGACGGCAGCATCCGCACCAAAAGGCGTGAGAATGGTGCGCTGATAAACGCAAATCGGGATTATTCCTGCGAGGTTGTCAGCCCCATTCTCCAGTATGAGGATATGGACGACCTACAGGAAATCATCCGGCTGCTCCGCAAGGCCGGGGCTATTGCCAATGAATCCTGCGGAATTCATGTCCATGTGGACGGCAAAGACCACACTCCCGAAAGCCTTACCCGCCTGATGGGCTTTGCCATCGGCCGGCAGGATTTGTTCTATGAGGCGCTGGGGATTGGTGACAGGGCGAACCACTGGTGTAAGAAAATAAACCGCCAGCTTTTGCAGGCCATGAGGAAGGACGCCATTCGGACCAGGGAAAGCCTGGAGCGCATTTGGTACAGCGCCGTAAATGATGGGTATACGGGCGGTATTGACCACCAGCATTACAATTCCAGCCGATACCATGGAATCAATCTCCACGCTTTCTTTACCAAAGGCACGGTAGAGTTCCGGCTGTTTAACGGCACCACCCACGCCGGAAAGATAAAATCCTACATTCAATTCTGCCTTTCCATAAGCGCATGGGCGCTGGATTGCCCTAATGAGCGGCTGTTCTTCAAGGGCTGCCAGGACTACACCGCCGAGCAAAAATACACCCTCATGGCCAGCGTCCTGAAGAACCGGCTGGGCCTTCGGGGCAAAGAGTTCAAGACTTGCCGCCAGCACCTAACCGCTGTGTTCCATCCCCAGGCGGAAGCCGCTGCGGCATAACATACACACTGAACACCTGGCCTAACGGGTTGACGGGGAGAAGGAGAGCCGCATGGAGTATAAAGAATTTTGTGATAATGTAGAAGCGACAACCTCTGCCAAAAAGGCGGTAGATGAATTCGCCGCGATACAGGCAGACGGGACGCATTTTTGCCCCCGATGCGGGCGTATGTCCGTCAAAGATAAACTCAGCACCAACGCACTAAGCCGCCACGTCCATGTGTATATCTGCGACGAATGCGGGATGGACGAAGCCTTCCGCGAACTCTACGGCGATGACTTACCACTGCGGGAGTGGGCGGTGGCGAAACTGCACCCAGTGAGTACATATAGACTCACAATGAAACAGTAAAGGGGCATACAAAATGACAATCAGTGAATTAAGAAACGTTCTCACTGAGATTGAAAATCAGAATATGACCATCAAAGAACTCCGTGCAATCTTGTTTGTGCAAGAAGATCAGGACAAAAAGCTGGCAGACACTGACCTGCTGAAAATCACTTACGGAAAGTAATATGCAGAAACGTCCTAGCTGGGGCGTCCACCGTGGAACGGCCTCTCGGTGCTAAAGATGGCAGGCCAAGTGTTTGGCTGGAGAAATCATGGTACCCCCGCCCACTTGGTCGCAAATATGGATGCTTTTGATGCAGCGCAATCATGCGGTGTCTCTCTTTCAGCCGCTGAATACCAACTTAGCAAAATAAAAAGCAGAAAACGATAGTGTTGCAGCACTATCGTCTTCATAGAGGGGATCTCAGACGGAGCAACACCCCGCCCTCGAATTGTTTAACCTTTACATTTATATTTTACCACACTTTGTGAAACACTTCAAGAGGATTTTTCTCCGTCGGAAAGGAGGGCAGATAAGGACAGAAGATTCTTACCTAAAAATGTTCGGTGGAGCTGTGCAAGCTCTTAAATAAAAAAAGCCCCTGGCCCTCCCTCATTTGGGAAAGCCGGGGACTTCACTATGTTTTCTCTTACTTGCTGCTATCCGATGTGGGCACAGCCCCCATCATCTTCGCAAACCGGTACAGCACTGTCACCAGCTGCTCCCGGGTCATGAGATCCTCCCACATCCCGTTAAACTCTTCCGCGCTGCCGCCTACGACTAAGCCGCTGTCCACAGCCCACTGTCGGGCCTCCTTGCTGTACTTGCTGGCGTCGTTATCGTGCCACTGCTGGCGCATCTCGTCAAAAAGCTTCTTGAACTGCTTTCCTTCCATGATAGATTCCTCCTTTTCCGCCGGGTCTTTTGCCGACGCGATTTTGTTGATGTAGTCCAGGCACACCCAGCCCTCGCCGGTGTATCCCCAGCCGCCGTTCTCCTGGGTAATAGTCAGCACCGTGCCGTCCGGGTAAGCCTTGAGCACTGTGCCGTTTGCCGGGCTTGTCCGGCAGTTCAGGCCGTCCGTAGCGTTCACTTGGCCCTGGTAGGCCTTGAAGGGTACAGCGGGAGCGCCGCCCAGCTTCTGGTTTACTTCTTTAGCAATCTGCCCCAGCCGGTTATAGATGTAATCCCCGGGGCAGGACTTGTTGGCAAACCAGCGGTGCGCCGTCATATTCTGCAAGCCAACCTGCCCGATGAGGCCCTTGTCCCCCATCCATTTCAGCTCTTTTATGTTGTGGCGCTGGCAGATGTCGGCGCACAGGCCAATGAGGGTGTTCCACACGTTGGCGTTGATGGCGTAGGGGTAAAATGCGTCGCTGGCGCACTCGATGGTGACGGCCCGGTGGTCGTTTGCGGGGCTGGAGGAGCACCAGCTCCTGTCCCCCTCCGGCACAATCTCCGCCACCCTGCCGTCAAAGCCAATGGCCCAGTTGCAGCTACAGTTTGCAACCTGGAAGTGGCTGCACAGGGATTCCACGCCCATCTGCCCCACCACGCAATGAATGGTGATGGTGTCAACCGCATGATTTCTGGGGCTGTTGCGGAAGGAGCTGATTTTGGTTATCCAGTTTTTGATGCGATTCGCCATACTCACCCCTCCACTTCCGGCAGGCCCGCGATGCTGGTCAGGAGCGACAGCACCCCGGAGAGCAGGGCTGTGCTGCCCACCACAAGCCAGTCCACCTCTGAGAGCATGGCGGTGGTGCCGATGGCTGCCACTGCTGCCTGGGCCACAGTCTTAACGGCCCTTACCCCCGCCGCTTTCCACCATTTTTTTGTCATAACAGCTTCCTCCTTTGATTATAAAAAATCGTGTTTTTTCAGCCGGTCATCATAGACCCGGCCTATGTTCGCTATGGCATGGACAGCCCGCCCGTTCTGGTAGTCTGGGTGCTCCCGGCAATAGCGTTCATAGCAGTTGATGTTGTAGAAGATTTCGTTGAAATCTTCCTCGGTGTGCTTTTTCTCCCGGAGCAGCTCTGTGTTAAACTGCAAAATCCTGGCCCGGTGCATGTCCGCATCCCGCTCGTCGTCGGCCTGGATGTGCTTTTCCAGCCGGGTTTCTACCTTGCCCAGCTTGTCCAGCACGTCTCCGTTGACCGCCCTGCCCACCCACCGGGCAGCAGCCGACCAGGGATTTATTTTCACAGGGGCAATCTGCACCAGGGTCAGCAGCAGGAATACGCACCCGCCGCCCCAGGCAAAAATCTGGCTTAACTGCATGGCACCACCTCCTTTCCCGCAAAATAAATACCCGGCCTTGTTCTTGACAAAGCCGGGGTATATGGTATAATAATGATAAAGAGGGCGCTGCTACATGGCGGTTAGCCCTTACCTTAAACTAACAAAAATGTTAGCCGTTCGGGTACCAGCCGAGCGGCTAACACGCTTTTGGGGCTAAGTAAACCAGCAGCAAAGCTGCCAACACTAGGCACACTGCGAAACGCAGCAGCTTTTGTCCCATATCGTGCCACCTCCCTTCGTGTAAAACTCCGGGAAATGTATCACCCCCTCTCATACGGGGATGAACTAACCGCCTTTTATGTATACAGCGTCCTCCGGCGCAAATGTGCGCCTGCCCCTC